GTGTAGTCTGCATCACAAGCATTTACGAGTATAGGATACTTATCATTCATATGTTCTACCCAAACACGAGACCTTCTCAGAAAGGGCAACCAAATCTTTTCTATAGGAGGTGCGGTAAGAAGCCACGGTATGCCCATTATTTCATCATACCTAGCTATTCCATACATACCAGCAATCTCTCCTGTGTCGGAGACAATAATAGTACTACAGTCTTCTGACTCGTCAAAGCCTACCTGTAGTGCTTCTTTTACATTACCATGTGAGGAGAGTACTTCAATAGCATCCTCTCTCCTTAGATTAATTGATAGATAGTCTACATCTTCTTGAGTACTCTTTCTCACATGACCTTGCATTACATTCTCCTAGAACGAAGTACAAAGAATCCTTCCCACTCTGCTGATTGGAATACACAGGGCAGATGACTATCACTCTCTAGAGTAATTGTGGTTTCATCAGCGTGTCCAATAACACCAAAGCGATAAGTGCCTGAATCAATAGCAGCCTTATTTAAGAGGTTAGCACCACCACCAACAATACGTCCTGTAAAGGTACGCTCGTATATATCTCGTTTTAGTGGTTGTATCTTAACCTTGAAGAATCCTGTACTATTGTAGGTTACTGCGTAGTTTCTAATATGCAGTATACCTGTTGTTATGGGTTTATTATCTTGTTTAATTACTGGTTCAGAAAACTGGTACTTGAACGTAAAAGGAATACCAGCATAAACTACTTCGCCATCAGCGAGTAGTGCTGCTACACTCCCTACTTGTATAACTCTACCACGTTGGTCAACATACTTTAAGTTAGTATCTGAATATGGTACTGTTGTAGTTCCACCAGTTTCTAGTCTTACTCGTCTATCTAAGAAGATAGGAAAGCTACCTTCTGTGTATAACGTAGCATTGTCTACTGATAGATTAAGTCTTTCTAAGTAGAGGTTAGTACCTCTCTTAATTAGTATATCAATATCAGCACGGTTAAAAGAAAACCCTACTACATCACCATCAAATACCCAGCGTGACCAAGAGGCCTGAAGCTTCTCTCGTCCTGACCAGTAGTATCTATATACATAAATAGCTTCACTGTCATTAGTCGTCTGTAAGAGCAGCATATCCTCGTTAGAGGACGCTTGAATACTCTTGACTTCACCGTTTAGATACTCAGGAACGTGCGCTGTAATTTCACTAGCGTCATTAACGTCTGTGTCAGTATCAACAAAGTACTCCCAGCATCCTGACCATGCACCACGCTTAGAGGCAAAGTAAACATACTTACCAGCCTGTGCTGGCTTTGCTCTTAGGGATGCCTCAAACTCTGTGGTGTTAGCCACGTTGATAGTCTCAGGAGTTAGGAGAGGTTCTGCTGTAACTTTGAACTGCGTAAGGTCTGAGAAGAGCAGTAGGCTCTCGTTGAATGGTACAGCGTGTTTGAGTATACTAACCTTGTTAGAGGACACAGCCACGTCAATGGGGTCACTATCTACAATGGTTAGTGTTGTCTTACGGAAAAAGTCAAACTCAAGAAACTCACCAGCACGAGCAAAGATAACATTCTCGTCTGCTAGTAGTCCTAGCCTGTTACGATGGAAGAAGATGTCAGACAGCGTGTATCCTACAAAAGAAGGATAGCTATTAGTGCTGTCATCACCTACATCTCTTTGAGCATAAGCTGCCTCATCAAAGGTAAAAGAACCATCAGGGTTCTTAATAAGTTTGTGAGGCATAGTAGAAGCATCAAGGTCTAACAAGATGTTAGGCTGTACTGTTTCTTTCCAGACACCACCAGTATACTTTACATAGTAGTCATCTTGTGCCTTTTCGTTATCACCAATAATCTTAATGATAAAGTCTTCAGCAGCTTCAACAGGAAGCTTCTTAAAGTCTAGTGTCTCATCCTTAAATACAAGTAAATGTTCTCCACCGTGGGAGTCACCTACTTCTACTTGAAAGTCTGTAGCATCTGTAGACTGAATATGTAATACTGAGCCATAGCGAGTAATGGTAATACCAGTAACAGCAGAGCCATCAGTAATATCATCATAGTATGTTGTACTAACAGAAGTACCTGAGAAGGTATCTAGATTAGTAGCAATCAAGTCAGTAGAAGCACCACGTTCAGCATCCTGCGTAAGCGTTGTACTACTCTGTGTGCTAGACTTTGTAGCAAACTCAACTGTACTAGAGCTACCACCCTTGGTAATAACTAAGCGATAGGTAGAAGAGTAGTCAGCCTGTTTGACATAGACTAGTGCTTCTGGATTACGAGTAGAAGAAGTTGTTGTACCCTTGGCTACTTCCGTGTTCTTATTAATAAGGAATGTAGCATCTGCAATAGAGACTGCTGCTATTTCTTTACTGGGGTCTGTGAGACCAGAGAAATAACTTGAGGCATTATTGGTAACAGTTTTGGCTGTACCTTCCTTGTCGTAGACTCTGAGAGTACCAGCAGTATCAATAATAAGAGTATAATACTCGTTCTCGTCCCTGCGAATTGTGTGTATAAAAGCTTTATCAGTATTAGAGATTACCCCCAAATCGGCAAGGTGTTCAGTACTTGGGCGTTTTGATAACCCTGTAACAACGCTAGATAGTGCATTTTCTTGTAGCTCTGCTTGTGTGTTAAGACGTAATGATGGTGGCTGTTGCGACACACCATTAATAAGATTGGGGATTGACTGACTGATAAGTGCCATTACACTGTTCTCCGTCCTTGTCTGTCTATAATACTAAAGACATCATAGTTATCAAAGATATTAGCATCATCAGTAGCTTTGTCAAACTGCTTTAATTCAAAGTAAGCACGTTCTTCATCTTCCCTTTGGAAGTCGTGTAGAGTGCCTGACCCTACAACCCTGTCCTGAAACACACGAGTACTCTTTAGAGTGATGTATCTCTTAGCTACTTCTGGTAAGTCTTCAAAGTTTAATTCTACTACTACATCAAGATTAGTACTAGCACCAATGGCAAACGTATGGTTCTTCCTGTCGTACATCTTAGTGCCACGCTGTACTAGGTCTTTACCATTAGCCTCTAGCGTAGCATCAGCACGAAGAATATCAGAACCTATAACAACGTGTCCATCACTGTCTTGAGCATATGACTTGTTGTATTCTGTATTGAAGTGCCAGCCTTGAGACTGCACCTCACGATTAGTTGTATTAAGTATTGTTTCTGCGATTTCAGCTTCAACCAAACCAGAAGAAAGGCTGTTGACTGGTGCTTCACCAATAGCAGAAAGCATTGTATTAACTGCATCTAGTTTTGTTGTAGCTGCCATGTTATCACCATTTTACCTTATCAGCCCAGTAAGCCGCACTCGTCTTACCCTTGGCTATATTCTTTGCATGACGTGCTTTGAAGGACTTACGTCTTGCCTTCTCTGAAGCAGTAGTTGGATTTTTACCAGCACCACTCACACCTTTTTGACCAAAGCGTATAATCTTTAATTTATCATTTTTCTTGACTAACACCGCATGAGATTTCTTAGAATGACTTGGTGTTCGCTTTGGTTTGTTTACACCTGAAAAGGTTTCTCCTGCGTGTTTAATAGCCATTACTTTTTCTTTCCATACTTAGCCATAATAGCAGCTACCTGTTTCTGAGGCATACCACCAAAAGACATCTTCTTACCTGTCTTCTTGGATTCTGCTTTAGCTTTAGCCATACCTTCTTTGGTATACTTATATTTCTTTCCACCTACTTCTGGCATAATTACTTCCTATACTTTGCTGTTTCATTGACGCTAGACTTTTTAATCTTCATGTTTTTCATAGTACTCTATTGTCCTCTTAACCATAAACCCCACCAAACAAGACAAACAATTCCCACAAGACAAACAACTCCTACAATAATTAATTGCATAAGTTCTATAAATTCCTGTCGTTTTCTTAAGGCTTCTTCTTGCTGTCTTTGTCTTTCTTTTCTAGCCTCTGCTTGAAACTTTTGCCAATCATCCCAGAGACCAGCCCTGCCAGACCATATCATTATTTGTTTTAGGTGTTCCTCTTGTTCCTTAATCTTTTCTAAGGCAAGAAACTCTTCTAGTTCGTTAGAGGCAAATGGTGACTTCTTTTTCTTTTCACCATTTTTTCTTAGGTCTTCTTTAGCATTAACAAAATCAGAAATGGCACTACCAGCACTAAGGAGGTCTTTACCATTTGATACTGCTTCCTTGATAATAGCAAATGCTGCGTTAGCCGCAGCTAATTCTGCAAGCATCAGTACACCTCCACTGTGTTAGGGTTTATGTATTTAGGAATACAATAGGCTGTTACCTTATCCCTATTATCTATCCAGTCAGAGTACTGATAGTTACCATATCTCTTGGATACCTCAGAAGCAAAAAAGTTACAATCTAGGATTGACCTGAAGTACATATCATTACTGACGAGTACTCTGTCATCTCCCACTCCTAAGTAAACTAACAATAGAAAAACGTGCATAATAAAAAAGGAGAGAAGCCGAAGCCTCTCCCCTCTATGTTATTTAGGCATACTCAAGAAGAGCAATAGCCGAAGCAGGACGCAGGACGTTATGTCCCATAGCGTACTTAGCAACCATCAGTGTACCCTGACGATTAATCTGGTACTCAGACTCAAGGCCTAAGTCCATCAGCTTAACAGTAGCAACAGCGTCTGGTGTGAACACGAAGCCACGGATACGAGCAGCAAGAGCCACCATGTCTGCACCGTCTACATCAGTAGTAGGTAAGTCATAGTGAGTAGTGCGGCCTGAACCAGCAGTGTTAGCCAGAGGTGCGTTGTCTGATGTTACACCTTCTCCAGCACCAGCAGCAAGTGCGGTGTAGAGGTTAGTTACATTGGCATGGTTTGACATATAAACAGGCATACCAGCGATTGAAGGTACAGTTGCAGAAGCAATAGAGCCTTCACCACCGAAGTCACGGTTCATGTAAACCAGCTTGTTACCATCAGTCACATCAAGCAGTGCATAGTACTGGTCTGGTGGAAGCATTACTACTGCACCATCAGTCGGTACGTTCTTCTTCTCCATCTCTTTACGAGCGTTGAAGATAGCTTGTGCGATGTCTGAAGCTACTAAATCGTCAGCAGCGTTGTCACCGATTACTACGTTGTCTGTGAAGTCTTCTTCAGTAAATGATTTGTAGTCCTGAATGAGACCAGCAGCACGAGCAGCGTTGGTTGACAAAGAAGCCTTAACCAGCATACGAGCTACGTTACGGTCAGCTTCGTTAGCCAATGCAATACCAGCTTCTTTTGAGTAGATTGAGCGAACATCGTAGTGGTTGATAGCTTCGTCAATATTAGCAATGAACTGTGAGCTAATCAGCAGATCATCAATAGTAACGATGCGTTCACCAGCACGAATCTGACCACCAGTGATTTCATTTCCTGGGGTTAGGTACTCAGCAGAAGCACGGCCTGTCATTGGGAAGGAAGCAGACTTTCCTTTTGAGATTGTGCGAGTACGCACTTTGTCCATGATGACTTTCTTTTCCTCAAATGCGGTGAGAACTTCACCAGCATAGAGTTTGAGAAATAAATCACGAACGTCACCTGTGTTATTATTTTGTCCCTGAAAGCTAACGCTATATGCAGGGTTTGAAGCGGCAGAAGCCATAATATCATCCCTTTCTAAAAGATAATGTTGAGTTAATTGTCTCAGCACTACCAACACGTCTTGGCCTAGATTGTCCCTCGCAAGGGGTCAGGGTTATTTTAGTCAGTAATAACTTGAGGTAGGGTTTCCCCTTCTAAGCACACCCATAGTAGATGTGTTTAGAAGGAGAGGGGGAACAAGTCCCCCAATCCAATGCAACATTTAGAACAGACTAGAACGAGCCAACTTATCAGCGACTTGTTGCCTGTAGGCGGAGTCCTTTGCGTATCTAGGGTCACGCATAGCAGCAGTTAATTCTGCATTGCTTTCAAACTTCCCACCAGAGGACACAGCACCAGTACCTCCTTGAAGGAGATTAGGTTCAGCCTCTGAACGATAACGTGCATAAAGACCTTGTACAGCAAACCTGATATTAGAAGGGTTCTGTGAGTCTACTGCTGCATTAAAGGCATCTATTTCTGATTCAGGTAGATTGTTAGATGCCCATTGCATAAGCTCAGAATACTGTTCCTGTCCACCCACAATAGAGTGCATCTCTGCTTCTACTTGTGAGGACAGAGCGTTCTGACCTTGTATCCAACTATCAACAAGAGTACGAGAGAAGCCAGCTTCTTCCAATGCTGTATAAGCATCAGCCGAAAGCTCACCATTATCTAAGTATTCCTGTTGAAATACATCAAAGTCCAGCCCCTTGGCATCTAGGGCTTCGGAAACTTCAGAGCTAGTCTGTTCTACCTGTTCAGCTAGTTCATCTGTTTCTTGGGTCTCTTCTTTACTACCCTTACCAAGCTTGCTCTCTAATTCTGAGTAAGCCTTTGCCATGTCTTCTGGACTTTTAAATTTTTCAGGCAACCAATCAGGACGATCAGAAGGTGCTTGACCTTCTACCTTCTTCAACATAGCATCAATATGCTCTTGTGATTCTGGTGGTTGTTCTTGATGTGTGTTCACTGATTCTGTCATTCGCTAACTTGCTCCAATGCCTGACGTATTTGATCAGGGTCTATGTTACCAGCTACTGCTGGGGCTGCTCTTTGTGCTGCTCCCATAGCTGTCTGTTCCAACATTTGTTGTTGCATCATTTGTTGTTGTGCCATTTGTTCTTGCATCTTCTGTTCCTGTGATTTAATCAGACCAGAAGTATCAATCCCTAGAGAAGCACCAAGACGGTCAATGTAGTCATTGATGTTCATCTCACTAGCAATAACTTCAGCCCCTAGTGGCTGTAGATACTGTAGGAAGGTTGCAAGTTTATTAAGGTCTTGACCTCTACCAAGTGCCTCAATACCAGTAACAACGGTAGGCTTAACGCTGTCCTTAGGCATCTTAGGCATTTTACCCTGCTGTTGCAGAGAGTTTAGTAGGAGGTTAATCAGAGGAAGCTGAAACTCCTGAGACAGAATTGAGTACACACCACCAAGGGCAGTCTCAAGTTCCTGTGCC